TATGTTACCGCGCCCGATATGTTTAATATGTCATACTATCAGACTATAACCGCAAACGGCGGTGTCAATGGCTGTTATCAGCAGTACGATTTTAACGGCAATACCGTTTCTATGCACACATACTGGTTTCCGTTCGCGTCTGCCGCCGCCGCTGTCGGTGACGGCTTTCAGGGTAACTGTGTGTACACTCCGCAAACGGTCAACGGCAAGGGCTATAATACATATGGTCCTATTACGGAAATGACAAATAAAAGTCCTTTGCTTGCGCCTGAAAATTTGCACGATGTTAGAATGCCTGAAGGTCAATGGGTAAAGCCCGAGGATTTCAACGCTTGGCAAGCTGAATATGAAGCTCGCCACAAGTATAGCGGTGATTTTGCTTACGATACTGCAACATTAAAAGATGTTATGGATAAAGAGGGGAGCTTCTTTTCTTTCTTGCACGCTGGCTTCTCCGTTTTTCCTGACTATGTAATGACTATTTTTGTTTCGTTCCTTTTTGCTTTGCTGGCTATCGTGCTTATTAAGCATATCATTTAAGGGGTGATTTAATGGATATAGGTGTTATTATTAAGTCCTGTATATCGTCTATATGGCGTGTTATGTCCACCCCGATTAATTTTTCGTTCCTTGGCGTGAGTTATAGTATGAGCCTTGTTTTTATCGAGGTTGGTATATTAATACTTGCTCTTGCGCTTATCATCATCAATAGATTAAAGTGAGGTAATTAATTATGTCTGTATTAGCTACTATTATTTCTGTTCTGACTCTCGTGTTTCTGTTTTCTTCTGCTGTCGGCTTGTTTCTTGCTGTGCGTGATATTCGTAAAAACAAAAACGGTGATAATTCCTTTCGCAAAACGCGCAAAGCACGAATTAAAGAGTCACTTGCCGATGATACTGATAATAATGTCTTGGATAGGGTTAATAATCTATCTCCTGACGAACAGGAACTTTTCAGAGCCGAGCTTCTTAAAAAATTTAATACGTTCAAGGGGTGATATATTATGTTAGTTAATGTACATAATGCTTGTATCAAGCTGCTTCAAGCTCTCGGCTGTGATTTCACTTGCATTGATAGTATCACAACACGAAAAGAAATGCTTGTCTTGGGTATGGAGTTTGTTTTCGCCTGCCTGATGCTGTACTTCCTGTGGAAAATGCTTTATAATGCAATGATACGGTTTTTTAGTCCTAAAGCGTGGTGATTGCTATGGTAATAACTAAGTTCTTTAAAAACTTCTCGCAGATAGTTTGTTATACTGTCTATGATAAAGTGCTATATAATCACTATCGCAAAAAGTATGATTTCAACGGCTGGGGTATTCATTTGTTCACTGGTCGCTTCGGCGCTGGTAAAAGCTCGTATATGGTAAAGCGTGCTTATGACCTGGCTTTTGAATATCCACAGTTGAGCATACTAACAAATATTAAGCTGCAAAACTTTCCCGAGTGGACTAAAATATTACCGCTTAACACTGCAACGGATATATTAAACGCCCCTGAAAACACTCTTGTCCTGATTGATGAAATCGGAACGATATTTAATAGCCGTGATTTTTCAGGCGGTAAAGCTGCTGTGCCTAAACCACTTTTCCAGCATCTCTGCCAGTGCCGTAAAAGAAAAATGATGATTTTCGGCACGGTTCAACGCTTTAACCTGTTGGATAAACAAATTAGGGATATAACCGCAGACGTGACTTCCTGTCATTCGCACTGGCGTTATCCCTTTGTTCGCTGGCAAACAGCTTACACTTTCGACATTGAGGAATATGAGCTTTACAGCGAAAATAAAACATATAAACCGCGCTCCCTGCGTTCTGACCTGATTATTCAGACTAATAAACTGCGTTCCCTTTATGATACTTCCCAGCTTGTTGATAATATGCTTGGCAAGGAATATTTGTCCGACTCCGAGATTATTGCAAATAGGGAAGCTGTCAGCGGTGACAGTGCCGTTCTCGACAAAAAGCAGAATAAGCAAATCCGCAAGCGCAAACTTTGGTAATAGGTAGGTGATAGATAAATGATAGCTGCAATTATCGGCGCTTTTCTCGGTCTTGTATCGCTCACAACATTAATTGATAATATAGCTGGTACTGATGTTACAGCGTGGTTTTTTGAAAAGGTCGGTAACGCTGTTATGTTTTTCTTAGACCCTGTTGTACAATTGTTTTCTGCTATTTATGACGGTTTAGTATCGCTTATATCTAATTTCTTTTCTACATAGCAAATAGCCCCGAGGGGTTGCCAGCTGGCAACCTCGGGGCTATTGCTCGTTGTATGTTTGATATATCATTTCATTTGATATATTTACATTCTGATTGTTTACTATTATTTTTATACCTTCTAATATTTGTTTGTTTTGTTCAATCATTATTGCGTTTTGTTCAATCATATATTTTGTATTTTTTGCTGTGTTGAATATGCTTACCATTAGCCCGATTATTAGTATAATTACGGCTATATATACAGCTATTACAACAACTAATATAATTTGTGGGTCAAGCCCCAGCTTTTCTAATATCGCCCATAATAATACACCTGTGTTCATTCTTCTTTGCTCTCTTTCATATCTTTTTCAATCAAGCTGCAAATATATGCATTTAAGCTCATTCCTTTTGACTCTGCCCGATTTTTTATTTTTTCTCGTTCTCCTTTCTTTACATTAAAATTAATTTGGTCGTATGTTTTTTTATTATATCTATCGCTTGCTTTTATATGTGCCTTGCTTTGTGGTGACATTATATCAACTCCTTTCGGTGCTATTATATCATTATTTTACTAGTATGTCAATTATAACATACTAGTATGTTAATGTTTATTTTACAAATAATCAATAGAAATAACATACTAGTATGTTACTATATAGAAAATCAAATAAAGGTGGTGAACAAAATGTCTTATCCTAACAAGCTGCTTATACAGTGTTATAATTCGCATTTGTCCTTTGCCCTGTCCTCGTCTGACCTGAGTATCAAAACTGAGTATTATGCTCGTCTGCGTGGTATTATAGCTTGTCTTTATCACTCGGCTATTATATCAAATACCCAGTATAATTTTTTAGCTATGGCTTTTGACTTCCTTGCTGAGTCTCCGAGCAGTGATTTGTATTCTTATCAGGAGCTTAGTTTATAGTTCCGACTTCTTTCATTTCATTGTTTATCTAAAAGAGTCAGGGAAAAAGCATTTGTCCCTGCAAATTGTGACGGCGATTCAATTCGTCTTTCAAATTCGCTTCTTCATTGGTTTATTTCAAATCTTCAAAAACAAAAATAACCGTTATGATTAGCCAACTAACGAAAACGTGAGGGCGTTAGCCCGCATATGTTTTCAATGGTGCTTAAAATGTTGGAAACGCTTTCGGGAACAACAGACGCGTTTTCAAGCATTTTTTAGCACTGTTGGAAACATAGTAGCCGTTAGGCTATGCCATTATGATAAATGCCTGCATTTATCATATCTTCACAAACTAACAAAACGAATTGATACATAGTCACAATGTATTCCACAATGAAATGATATTATACCAGCCTTACGGCTGGGGAAGTCGGGGTATAGTATTACCCCCGACTTCGTTACACGTTACAAGCATATTGCAAAACACTTATACAAAAGGCTTTGCTGTGTAACCGTAACTTCGTTACAACTTCGTTACAAGGTGATAAAATGGAAGATAAAGACAAAATTATTTTAGATTTGTGTGGGGGGACTGGCTCTTGGTCTGCGCCATATAAAAAAGCTGGTTATGATGTTCGCATTATTACATTACCTGACTATGATGTTCGCACATATCAACCGCCCGATAATGTTTATGGTATCTTAGCTGCACCGCCTTGCACACATTTTTCAATTGCCTGTGCGCCGTTGTGGCACGAAAAAGACATTAATGGTCAAACTGCTGAAGCTCTTGAAATTGTGCGCGCCTGTTTGCGTATAGTTGAACAGTGTAAACCTACGCTTAAGTTTTGGGCGCTGGAAAATCCTCGCGGTAGATTACATAAATTTATCGGCGCACCTACGTATAAATTCAATCAATCTGATTTCGGTGCACCATATTTTAAGCCGACCTGGCTTTGGGGTGATTTTAATTTTTTGCTTGTACAAGGTCCGATTAATGACCACCCCATTAGACTTGATACCGCCTGCGGTGCTAATCTGTATGATTTGCCCGAGGACTATAATTTGAATATAGACCATTGTAAAAGAGCTGCACAACGGTCTATTTATCCCCCTGCATTTTGTCAGGCATTTTTTGAAGCTAATAGGTGATTATATGGCAAACATTGTTTGCAAGTCAACTTTTTGTGTTATTAATAACCCCGAATATGATATTACATACAAACATAACGAAAAAGGGGAGATTATAACCGATTTAACTGGCAAGCCTGAAATACTTGAAAAAATACCTACTGAGTATTTCGGCTGCACTCCTCAACAAATTTGTGATGATGTTCTTAATAAGTGGGTTGCTGATGCTGATGATAATACTGGTGCTGTATTATACTGTGAGTCTGCTCTTGGTCTTTTACATTTGCATTGTGTCTTTGAGTCTAAAAAGGCTTTCCGTCCTTTTGTTATCCTTAAACGTCTTTTCCCTAAAGCTCACATAGAAATAACAAAAGGCTCTAAAAAAGATGTTGAGGACTATATAAACAAAGTAGGGAAGTTTGAGGAAAAAGGCGAAAAAATAATAGCACGCTCGCAGGTTGGTGATATAGTCGGCTGTCAAGGCAAACGCTCCGACCTGATTAACCCCGATTTGATACATAGTCTTTTATATGATGATTGTATGACTCCGCAAGAGATTTTAGACTCTAATCCTAACGCATATAAACAAAAGGGTATTATAAACGATATGTATTATAGGAAACGTTATAAGGAAACACCTATACAGCGTGATGTTAGTGTGACCTGGCTTGTCGGTTCTACGGCTACGGGCAAAAGCTATAAATATGTTGAGCTTTGCGAAAAGTATGGCGAGGATAATGTCTATAAAGTTACCGATTATAGTGCGCCTTTTGACTCCTACAACGGTCAACCTGTGCTATTTTTAGAGGAATACCGCGGAGCTTTCGCACTGTCCCAGCTTCTTATATTGCTTGACGTTTACAAAGCCGATATACACGCACGATATAACAACAAAGTCGGTTTGTGGAATGAAGTATATATAACTTCGCCTTGTCTGCCGTATGAGTTATATACTAAGTATAATGATACCTCGTCAGGCTATGACCGATTAGAACAGCTTTACCGCCGTATAGATAGCATTGTGTTCTGTTCTAAGGTTGATACTCCTGCACACGTTTATTATTTTAGGTCTGTATATCCTTGTGAGCTTCGCGGAACTGCTGACGATTACCGCGCACGTTTTGACGATGATTTACGGATTTACAAAAGTCTTATTTCACTCGGACAAGCTCAATCTATTTCGGATTGTGTTTATATTAAAAATATTGCTAATGATTAGCGGAAAGTGGTGTTACTATGTTTTTACCTGTTCAAGAATGTGAGCTGCAATCATTCTATTTGTGGCTCAAAGGTCGTTTAAGTCCTCGCCAGCGTGATGATTTGGCGGTTGTTTTCGTGGCGTGTCCTGCCGAGCGCCCCCAGCTTGTGCGTGATTTCTGCAAGGACTTGCACGCTGAACATAGACTTAAGGCGTTTAACAAGTATTTTAATTCTATAAAGTAGGGTAGTGGTAATATGAAATGTGAATGTATATCCTGTTTGTGCAATTTCTGCACAAAGTCAAATTGCAGATTTTTAAAGGCTCGTTGTTCCTCGGTCTGTAATGTTCGTTGTATTCATATTTCTGATACTGTTACTTATAATTATAAGCCTGTTTTGATTTGCGATAAATTCCAGCACGCTGTTATACATAAGCGTTATAAAATAACTGCGGTGCAATCCCAGCGTAAAAACGCGCTGGCTACAATATCACTTAAAGACTTTTTATCTTTGCTTGGTGGTGATAAATAATGTTTGTTTTTCTTGTTGGTTTAGCCTTTCAAATTCCTTTTATTATTTTTGGTTATCTATTTTCAAAGTGGTTTTATTTTGTAGGTTTAATCATTTGGCTTTCGCCCTTGCCTGATATAATTTCAGTTAGACATTTAAAAAAGAAAATAGGTGATAATAATGACAATTAAGGAAATTGAAATATTAATAGCTAATGATTATTTGTTGGATATGCTTGTATATGCTCGGTGTCAATTAAATGACCTTGGCGGAGCTTTTAATCTGCCTGACCTACGTTTTGAGCGTTCCAGCCTTTTCACTACGTTGAAAAACATACAAACCGAGGTTGAAAAGCTCAACAAAGTTTATGAGCCTGTGTCTGTATACCGCAGGGAATACCGTTGACAACAATATTAATCTTTGCTATAATGTTATTAACATATAAGGATAGTTGCACTAAATAAAAATTGGCTTAAAACCCCCTGAATTGTAAGTAATATATTGTTAATTTGAATATTTGAACGAATGAATTAAACACACCTGATTTTTTCGGGTGTGTTTTTTTTATGTTCTGTTATTGTACTCTTAAAAGGTCGTAACATTTAATCAATATACTGTACATTTTCACTCCTTTTATTTTTTCTTCGTTTCCTGTATTTTATATTCATAGCTTAAAGCTAAATAAACTATATAAGGAGTTATTTGTTATGTATGTAATACGTGGTCTTAAAAAGCACGCTGGGGAGTATAAGGGCGTAAAGTTTGAAAACTTTACACTTTTCTGTACTAAGCCTGATGATACTGTTATTGGCGAGGCTGTCGCCACTATCAAAGTAAAGTCGGCTGTTTTGCAGAAAGCGTTTCCCGACTCAACTTCAATTGTTGGTTCTTCGGTTGACTTCGTTATGGAACAGCGTTTCTATGACGGTAAACCGTCAATTGTTGTGACTGATATAAAAATCTTAGGAAAGGAGTAAAAGCTAATGGGTGAAAGTGCTGCAACTGGCATTACCTCGGGTATTAGCACGATTACAGACCTTGTTTCACAGGTTTGGACTCTGATGCTCTCTAACCCTCTGGTTATGGTATTCGTTGGTGCGTCACTGCTCGGCGTGGCGATTGGTCTTATCCACCGCCTTACTCGCGGTAGAGCGTGAGCGTGTTAAAGGGCGGTTTATCCGCCCTTTTATTTTTCACTTTTAGCTACATATTATGAAAAAGTTTATTTCATTTCTTGTTTTAACCGTTGTTCTTGCGGTTTCCTCTCTTTCTGTTATCCCTGTAAGTGCTGACGATGTTAGCCCTTTTGGACAGGGTACTCACGATAATATTGAACAGACTATCCGTTCATATTTCAATATATCTGGCGGTAGTAAAATATTTATCGGTCAGGTTGCACCCGATTCTTACCGCGCCGTTTTGCATTTTGTCGAGGTACAAGGTTATCAGCAAGCTCAATATATAGAGGGTTCGTCAAGTCTCTGGTCTAACAGTTATCAAGCCGGTTATATGCGTTTCTTAGACGCTAATGGCGACCCTTTGTCCTGTACTGTTATAGTTCATACTGTTTTTGATTATACCGACCAGGAACGCGGATATGTTGACCAGTCGCAGACATATGAAAATGTACCTAACTATTTCTTTTTAACTCCCGAGGGTTTACAACGTTATCACGGCTTATCCCCGCAAGAATTCGCTACGGTTTCATTTAGTATGGATAATCCGCCCGACGTGTTCACATACACAATAAACCCGACAAATTTCACACTTAAAAACGGTAGTCAGGGCAATATAACCGTAGATATACAGTTCACGCAGGCGTATAAACAATGGCTTTCTACGGCTCGTTCACGCGGTATGAGCATTGACGGTCGATACAACGTTTGTGTGTGGGTTTCTGCCGAGTGTCCGTCTGATACTAACAGCGTTCTGTCCTCTATGACTGTTTCACGCTATACAAAACTTAATTACGGTGAGTATATATATGAGGGCGGCGGATTGGCTGACCAGCTACAAACAGAGCAATCAAGCGATATAACTTCAACCGCTGGCTCGTTGTATCCTCTGCGCATAAAGGCGCAAGGCGTTTGTATTACTTCTATGATTGACCCAGCGGTTGAACATAATACAATTACTGTTGCCAGCGAAAATATTAAAGGCTTTGACGCGCATACGCCTGTTTATGTCTGTGTTCTTGGCGCATATCCTGGTCTTATTCAGGACAGTAATATTTCTTCTTCTGACTATGTTACCGCGCCCGATATGTTTAATATGTCATACTATCAGACTATAACCGCAAACGGCGGTGTCAATGGCTGTTATCAGCAGTACGATTTTAACGGCAATACCGTTTCTATGCACACATACTGGT